CCACCTACAATGGAAGTACCTACAGATGCACAACTGCTTGCACGGGCGTTGTCCCGACCACCACCTCCAACTGGCTGCTGATTGCCGCAAAAGGCACAGACGGACAGGGCGCGGGTGATATGCTGGCGAGTGTATACGACCCAGCGGGTGGAGCAAAACAGGTTGCATTTTCAGACGATGTCGCGGTCAAATCAACCGTCTTGTCTCTGACACTCACCTCATCCGGTTGGACGGGGTCAGCAGCTCCTTATACGCAGACGCTGGACGCGTCAGGTGTGACCGAATCCATCAACGGCATCCCGGATCTGGCGGTCGGAGCATCGGATGACGCGGAAAAGCAGATGAGCAGCTGCAATATTCACAAGACGTCGCAGGCCGCAGGAACGATTACATTTACCGCAAAAAAGGCAAAACCGACCGTTGACATTCCGATCACCGTGCTTCTGATTGGATAGGAGGACACCATGATACTGGATTTTAGGCGTGGTGGCATCGACACCTCAGATGCTACTGCGACCGCAGATGATATCATCAAGGGCAAAACCGCGTATGCGGACGGGGAAAAGATAACTGGTACGGCAAGCAAAGGTGTTCCGTTGACGATCACAGTAAGCGTAACTACTGGCTCTTCCGTCACAGCGACTGATGGAACAAATACCGTGACCGGAACAAGTGTCAGCGGGTCTTGTGTGTTGACAGTTCCAAATGCAGGGACGTGGTCGCTCTCCGCGACGCTCTCCGGGCAGACCTCGGACACGCAGACCGTAAACGTCGTGGATAGCTACGCCGTCTCTCTGACGTTCTTCTCTGCGACGATTACCGTTACCGTGGACTCCGGTGCGTCCGTCGCGCTGAAAAAGGACGGCGCGACAGTACAGACAAAGACGAGCACGGGTACGGCGGTATTTACCGTTACGGAGACGGGCTCCTACACCGTAGAGGCAACAAAGGACGGGCAGACCGTGAGCGGCTCCGTTACCGTGTCCTCCGGCACGACCTCCTATGCGCTGACGCTCTCTTTCGTGAGCTCTACGCTCAACGATAACGAGTGGAGCGTTATCAAGACCGTTTCCGACGCGGGAGAGGGCGCGAATTATTGGAGTATCGGCGACCGTAAGGCGGTCGCACTCTCCGGGACGGTGGGTGCGCTGACGTTCTCCGGGACGTACTACGCCTTTATTATCGGGTTTAACCATAACTCGAGCGTTGAGGGCTCCGGGCGTATTCATTTCCAGTTTGGCAAGACGGCTCTCTCCGGCGGTACGGACATTTGCTTTACTGACAGCTATTACAACAGCACGGGCGGCGGCTTTAGAATGAACACGAGCAACACCAACTCCGGCGGCTGGGCGAGCTCGAATATGCGTACCGCGATTTGCGGTACGAGCCTATCGAGCTACTCGGGGACGTTTATCGCCGTCCTCCCGGCGGCTCTCCGCGCCGTCCTCAAGTCAGTTACAAAGTACACGGACAACACGGGGAATAGCACATCGGCAAGCGCAGTTACCGAAACGACCGATTATATTTTCCTCCTCTCGGAGTACGAGGTTTTCGGCAGCATTTCCTACGCAAACTCGAACGAGTCGAGCAAACAGGCGCAATATAGCTATTACTCCGCCGGAAATAGCAAAATCAAATACAAGCACACAGACACGGCGACCGCCGCTTATTGGTGGCTCCGTTCCCCGGGTGCGAGCGGCTCCTACCGTTTCGTGGATGTGAACACCGGCGGCACAGTCAACGGCGACACCGCGAACTATTCCCTCGGCTTCGCGCCCGGCTTTTGCGTATGACTTACATCTGCTATAAGCGGTTCAAAGGCCGCGCAATCTGCGGGGATGTGAACATTCGGTATGGGACAATCGTTTCCGAGCAGGACGGTACACTTTACTGGCAGGACAAGCCACTGTGCCTCATAACCAGTGAGAACGCTTGGGAGCATTTCCACCCCAACACCGTGGAGGGAGCCTATCGGCAGAAAATGCTCGAGAGGCTATATAACTACTACGGCGGAAAAGGTGCCTCTAAAGCCGCGTCGGATTTTGACCCGGACAAATGGCGGGGAGTTGATAATCTTTATTGGAAAAACTTGCTCCGAACAATGAAAACGGAGGAGTTGGTTTCGTATTATAAAGATCGGCTCGGTACGCCGGACATTAAGGAGGTTTGATTATGTATAAAATCACAAGCGGAGGCGTGGTCGCCGGATATTCCGACACGGCGGTTTTTATCAAACTCGCGGATAATGGCTCGTATGTGCCGTGCGACGCGGCGGAGGCCGAGGGAGTTTGTGTCAAACTCGCCGTTGACCTTAAGACCGAGGACGGGAAAACCGAAACTCGACTCGAAGATTTTGTCTATAAATTCGGGGAGAACAAGCTACACAGAGTAGAACCGACCGGAGAGATTGAGCAAGTAAGCGGTACGCTGAAACTCGCAGACGCGGAGGCCGCGCTCGAACTACTCGGATATACGGAGGGCTGATTATGGGACGCTATACGGAATTTGCGAATACGCTCAAATCAAAAATTGAAATCCTCGCGGTTGCGGCAACAGACGCAACGGCAAGCAAAGTGCCGGAACTTTATCCGACGCTATCGAGGAGCGGGGGCCTTGTAAAAGCCGGAACACGAATTAACTGGAAAGGGCAACTCAAAATTGCCGCGTATGACACATACGACAGAGAGGACACAGACCCGGAGCACGACCTTAACGGATGGACAAATCTAAACTATTTTAACGGATACCGCGTAATCCCGGACGTTATGAGCACAACGAATATGTTTCATAAAGGAGAAATCGGCTGGCGGGCGGACAAGTTCTGGCAGTCTCTGATTGATAACAATTCGTGGACTCCAGAAAATTACGCTCAAGGATGGAAAGAAATTTCGATTTGACGGAGGACACGCAATGACGGTATGGCTGGCTCTGCTCACGGGCGGCGTGGGCGCGGCGGTAGTGAAATTAGTTGGAGACCTGATCCAGAAGATCATCGACCGAAAAAACAAAAAAGACGATTCCGCGCAGGCCGACATCGAGCGGAAAAAATGCGAGGATGCAGAGCTGCTCCACGCAACCGCCGACGGAGTAAAGTGGATGCTTTATGACCGCATCAAATATCTTGGTACGCGGTACATAGATGACGCGTCAGTGGATTTCAACGACCGCCGCCTCCTGCATGAGATGCACAAAGTCTACCACTATGGCCTGCATGGAAACGGCGACCTCGATCTCATTATGGATGCAGTCGATGCACTGCCGGCAAAAACATGAAGGGCAAATTTGCCCGCCGCCTAGTCAAGCTGTGTCTGTCAATGCTGATGGCCACGCTCGTCTGGGCGGCGGTTATCAAAACGGTCGCGCTCTGCACAGGCCAGACCGTAGACCTGACGGACATACTTACATTTGCAGCCGCCAGCTTCGGCGGCGAACTGCTTCTGCTGCTGGTCAAACGTGTGTTGGCAAAACGGACAGGCGGAGAGAATCCGCCAGAAAGTGAGAACACAAATGCGTAGTTTCTGGACAAAAATCACATCTCGTAAATTTCTGGCTGCGCTGGTCGGCATCATTACCGGCCTCGCCATGGTATTCGGCCTCGACCAGAACGTCATCACGACTGTATCTGGTGCGGTTATGGCGCTGGCCTCCGTGATTACCTACATCATCAGCGAGGGAAAGATTGACGCGGCGGCGGTCGAGGATGCTAAAGAGGCCATTACTGATGGCCATTAAAGTCGACAGCTCCATCCAAGCCAGATGGCACGGAGGGAAGCGGAATCTGTCAGCAGTTACGGCCATCGTGTTCCACTACACAGGGAATTCTGGTACGACAGCCAGCGCGAGAGGCAACGCCAACTATTTTGCCTCGACCGACCGCAAAGCCAGTGCGCACATCGTCGTGGACACTAGGCCGGTCGCGTACCTGTGTGTGCCGCTCGATACCGTGGCGTGGTCTGTCGGGGATGGAAGCGCGGGAAAGTTTGGCAAACTGGTCAATAACTACAACAGCGTGAGCATCGAGATGGTCAGCTGCACGGACGCATCTGGCCATTACTACATCCCGTTTGAGACAATCCGCAACGCCTATGAGGTGTATCACTGGCTGATCAAGCAGCTTCCGAACATCAAATACACGGTGCGGCATTATGATGTCTCACTAAAGCAATGCCCTGCTCCGTACATTGACGAGAAGAAATGGGCTGAGTTTAAGGATTGGATGGTGAACGGATTAGAAATGGTCGAGCAGAGCTATATTATCGTGGACGGAAAAGAAAAGCCAGTCGAGCGTATCCTTAAAGGCGGAGTGAACTACATCAAGGTGCGCGACTTTGTAAAGGCCATGGCTGGCGTCCATGACATGGAGATTTCCAGCAAGGGAAGCATCCCTGTGCTGACATCTGAGTGAGGAGGTGTAGCTATGGGCAAAAAGAAGAAGGGTGGCGGTGGGCGCTGCTGACAGAGAAAAGCGGGGGCCAATTACGGCTCCCGCAAATTTTTATCTACAGCCCGAGCGTTGAGAAAATTTTGACAACTGTACCATACGCGACGGAGGTGATCACGGTGTCTCCGGCCTCG